AAGAAGGTAAACAGCCAATAAAGCCTATAAAACTATCCACAACCCGCACACTTATACACAGCTATAAAGCCTTGATTGTGGATAACTTTCTGTGCTGAAGGAACCATTACCCTTTTTCTTGGGAAAATGTCTTGACTTTTTAATTATTTTATGGTATCATAGGGTTAAATTGGAGAATCTTTATGACCCAAAAAGACTTAGAAACGACAACAATCACGGTTGAGGAAGATAAACCTTTAGAGCCTGTTAAAAGAAAACGAGGTAGACCTAAGAAGTCTGAAGTTGAGGCTAGAAAAAAAGGTAATCGTGGTGTCAGAGGCAGACCTCCGGGCGATGCCGCACGAATGAACGAATTCAAAGCTCGATTGCTAGCGACAGCAGGTGATCGAGTCATTGATAAAGTAATAAACATTGCCTTGGACGATGAACATCAGGGTCAGATGGCCGCATTGAAGATGTGTATGGACAGAGTGTTGCCGATGTCCTACTTTGATAAGGATAAGGCAAACAGTGGTAAGTCTAACATCAGTATTTCAATCACTGGTGTAGGCGGAGAAACAACAATCATTGGTGGCGATATCCCGGAAGGAGAAGTATATGACCACGACGAGTGAACTTGAAGAACAAATTAAACTAGACCTGACAAAACACGAAGGCTGTGTCTTTGAAGTGTACTTATGCAGTGAAGGACACAAGACTGCAGGCATCGGTCACCTACTAGAAGACCCTGACAACTGGGAAATCGGTGATGAAGTGAGCAGTGGTCAAGTACTTAATTGGTTTCAACAGGACTATAAGGAAGCCGTTACAGACTGTTGTGCTTTGTTCCTAAACTTTGCATCACAGCCTGAGCATGTACAACGAGTACTTATTAATATGGCTTTTAATCTTGGACGATCAAGGCTAGGAAAGTTTAAGAATATGATTGTTGCGGTTAATGAAGGGAATTATCAGAAAGCCGCTGATGAAATGATTGACTCACGATGGTACAAACAAGTGGGCAATCGCAGTAAAGAATTAGTTGAGTGGATGCGTGGCTGATTTAAAAGTAGAACTACTACCTTGGCAACAAGAAGTATTCAACGACATCACTCGATTCAAGATTGTTGCCGCAGGCCGCCGTACTGGGAAGTCCCGACTGGCGGCATGGCTACTCATTATTAATGCTCTACAGGCTAAGTCCGGTCATGTCTTCTATGTCGCACCGACACAGGGACAGGCACGAGACATTATGTGGAGTACACTACTAGAACTGGCTCACCCTGTTGTGAAGGGAAGTCACATTAACAACCTACAGATTACATTAATCAATGGAGCAACCATATCCCTGAAGGGTGCTGACAGACCAGAGACAATGCGTGGTGTCTCCCTGAAGTTCCTTGTCTTGGATGAATATGCAGATATGAAGCCTAGTGTCTGGGATACAATTCTTAGACCGGCACTGGCTGACCAGAAAGGCCAAGCCCTCTTTATTGGTACACCAATGGGGCGTAACCACTTTTACGACCTATACCAGTATGGATCGCTTGGCACTGATGAAACCTACAAAGCATGGCACTTTACGTCATACAATAATCCCCTTCTGGACCCAGAGGAAATTGACGTGGCTAAAAAGTCTATGTCATCCTTTGCGTTCCGTCAGGAATTCATGGCGAGCTTTGAAGCTATCGGTAGTGAAATCTTCAAGGAGGAATGGATTACCTTTGATGAAGAAGAACCAGAGGTTGGCGATTACTATGTGGCTGTCGACTTGGCAGGATTTTCTGATGTGGGTTCCATTAGTAAAGGGCAGAGTAGTAGACTGGACAGCACTGCTATTAGTGTTGTAAAAGTCAATGAAGACGGATGGTGGGTAGCAGAGATTGTGTACGGTAGGTGGGACTTGAATTCTACTGCTGAAGAAATCTTTGATATCGTAGAACACTACAAGCCGGTTGCTGTGGGTATCGAGAAGGGTATTGCTAAACAGGCTGTGATGTCGCCACTCATGGACCTTCAGAAGCGTAAGCAACGATTCTTTAGAGTGGAGGAGTTGACTCACGGTAATAAGAAAAAAACTGATCGTATCGTGTGGGCACTACAAGGACGCTTTGAAAACGGATACATTGATTTGAACAAAGGAGAATGGAACAAAGAGTTTATGGACCAGTTGTTTCAATTCCCTAACCCTCTAGTCCATGATGACTTGATTGACTCCTTGGCCTATATAGACCAATTAGCGAAAGTACCTTATCATTATGAGGACTTTGAATTTGATGACTTTGAAATGCTAGACCCAGTGGCAGGATATTAATATGGAAAACGATTACATCCAACAATCAATTGAAGGGTGGGTAATGGAGAAGTGTGACCAGTGGCGTGACCACTACGAGTCTAACTACTCCGAATCACATGAAGAATACTACCGGCTTTGGCGGGGTATCTGGTCAGGTGAGGATAGCCTACGCCAGTCTGAGCGATCTAAATTAATTAGTCCTGCACTCCAACAGGCTGTAGAGTCTAGTGTTGCAGAGGTTGAGGAAGCTACCTTTGGCCGTGGAAAGTTTTTTGAGATTGAGGATGACTTCCAAGACCAGAACAACGCAGACATTCAGTTTATCCGTAATCAACTAACAGAAGACCTGAAGTTTACCAAGACACGTAAGCAGGTAGCAGAATGTATTCTGACTTCTGCGGTGTACGGTACAGGCATTGGTGAGTTGGTTATTGAAGAAACAAAAGAGATGCGTCCTGCTACACAGCCCATTATGGATGGCGAGTTAGATGCAGTAGGTGTCGAAACTATTGACCGCTTTGTGGTAAAGTTACGTCCTATCCTACCTCAGAACTTCCTGATTGATCCTGTATCCACCACTGTAGAGGATGCACTGGGTGTTGCTATTGACGAGTTTGTCCCTATCCATCAGGTAGAGCAGGACATCGAGAAGGGTTACTACCGTGATGTAGATATTGAACAGGCCTACACAGATGTTGAGCTTGAGCCTGACCAAGAGCTACAGGTGTATGCAGAAGACAAAGTACGTCTAACAAAGTACTACGGCTTGGTTCCTCGTGAATTACTAGAAGATGCATCTGAGGAAGACGAAGACGTTATCACTCTAAATGACGATCAGAAAGCGGACTCTAAGTATGTTGAGGCTGTCGTTGTAATCGCCAATGGCGGACAGTTATTGAAAGCAGAGGCTACCCCCTACATGATGGCAGATCGTCCTGTAGTGGCCTTCCCATGGGATGTAGTGCCCGGTAGGTTCTGGGGACGTGGTATTTGCGAGAAGGGATACAATAGTCAGAAGGCCTTGGATACAGAACTCCGTGCACGTATTGATGCACTGGCCCTAACTATCCACCCAATGATGGCTGTCGATGCTTCTCGTATTCCTCGTGGTATGAAGCCTGAAATTCGTCCGGGTAAGATGCTACTAACTAATGGTAATCCTTCTGAAATTCTACAGCCATTTAAGTTCGGTCAGCTAGACCAGACTTCATTTGCACAGTCAGCACAGCTACAACAGATGGTGCAGATGGCAACAGGTGCTATTGATGCCGCAGGTATTCCCGGAAGTATTAACGGCGATGCAACAGCCGCAGGCATCTCAATGTCTCTTGGTGCTATTATTAAGCGTCACAAGCGTACACTGATTAACTTCCAAGAGCTGTTCCTGATCCCAATGCTACAGAAGATGGCATGGCGTTACATGCAGTTTAATCCTGAGTTGTACCCTGTTCGTGACTTTAAGTTCTTGCCTACATCGTCCCTTGGTATTATTGCACGGGAGTATGAGGTGACACAGCTTGTGCAGTTGTTACAAACTATGTCAGCAGAGTCACCAATGTACCCAATGTTGATTGAGTCTATCATTGACAACATGAACCTGTCCAATCGTGAAGAAATGATTGCGAAGCTACGTGAGTCTATGAAGCCTAACCCACAGGCGATGGAAGCACAGCAACAAGCTATGCAGGTACAGATGGCGAAGGAGCAGGCTACTGCGGCGGCGTTGAATGCTCAAGCCGCTGAAGCTAATGCTCGTGCACAGAAGTATGCTAATGATATGCGTATGGACCAAGAGGAGCTAAAGGTAGATCAGTTTGAAGCAGAAACAGATCGGCTTAAGGTAGTTACAAAAAGTTAGCCTTAAGGGTTGACAAATAGAAAAAAGTATGCTACAATATTCTTAGTACTTAGCACCGAAGGGGAGAATGCTTTGACACTGGAAGAAGAAAAATACTACGATCAGTACTTCACTCTTTTTATATCTGATGGTTGGAAACAATTTGTAGATGAAATTAAAGAAGTACATGATTCTTATAGGATAGAAGATATCCAGACAGAATCAAATCTTTCTAGAGTAAAAGGCGAAAGAGCCATGCTTTGGAAAGTAATACACTTTGAAGCAAGTATACGTAATGCGCATACTTTAATTCAAGAACGTGAGGCCGAAGGCGATGCTTAGGCGTTACGATTTTAAATGCACTGCTTGTGACTTGGTAGAAGAACATTGGACTGATTCTGATGACAACTTCACAACATGCAAGTCTTGTGGTGAAACAGCACAGCGGATAATTTCTCCGATCTCAACAAAGTTTAAAGGATGGGGTTGGCCCGATTCTGACGACAAATGGGCTAGAGATCACGAGAGAGCCGCCGGGAAATAATCTTCATAATGGCACACGCCACGGAGAAATGATATGGCAACATTTATTGATGAACGAGAAGACGAAGTCGAACTTCAGGAAGACGAGCAATTTGAATCGTTGGAAGAAGAACAGGTAGAGGAAGAAGAATCTGCTGAGGCTCCTGAACAGGAAAACCCTGAGCAAGACGAAGACAGTTTACCTGACAAGTACCGTGGGAAAGATATCAAAGATATCGTTGCAATGCATCAAAATGCAGAGCACCTCCTAGGTAAACAAGGCCAAGAAGTTGGCGAGCTACGTAAAATCGTAGATGACTTTATTAACTCGCAAACCATCAAGGAACAACAACAAGCCCAAACTACGATTGAAGACATTGACGATTCGGCATTTTTTGAGAATCCAAAAGAAACAATTCAAAAGTTACTAGACAACCACCCATCGGTTAGAAAGTCTGAACAGCTTGCAGTACAATTAAAGCAACAGGAAACTATTGCTAAACTTAAATCAGAGCATCCAGATTTTATAACTATTATCCAAGACCCTAAGTTTGGTGAATGGATTGGGAAGTCAAAGATACGTACTAAGTTGCTAGAAGCGGCGGACAAGCAGTATGACTTTGACAGTGCAGATGAACTTCTTACACTATGGAAAGAGCGTCAAGAGAATATCAAGACTGCTGTGGAAGTAGAGAAGAAGGAACGTAAGCAACAGGTTAAACAGGCATCTTCTGGAACTTCTAAAGGATCATCAGAAAAACCATCTCGAAAGGTTTATCGTCGTGCAGATATCATTGAACTGATGCGTAAGGACCCAGAGCGTTATCAAAGCATTGCCGCTGATATTCGGCAAGCATACGCTGAGGGTCGTGTTAAATAATCTAGGAGATTAAAATGGCTAAAGTAGCATTTCCCGGAGGCAGTACCTCCATCGTAAACAGCACCAATGCGGCAACCTTCATCCCAGAACTCTGGTCCGATGAAATCATTGCGGCATACAAGAAGAACTTGGTTCTTGCAAACCTTGTCAACAAGATGTCAATGGTTGGTAAGAAGGGTGATACACTTCACATTCCTAAGCCTACTCGTGGCACAGCCACTATCAAGGCGGCTAACACTGCGGTTACTATCCAAGCGGATACAGAGACTGAAGTACAGGTAGTTGTCAACAAGCACTACGAATACTCACGTATGATTGAGGACATCGTAGACGTACAGGCCCTTGATTCAATGCGCCGCTTCTACACAGACGATGCAGGTTATGCATTGGCTAAGCAGGTAGACGACGACTTGTTTACATTGGCTAAGTCACTTGGTGACGGTGACGGTAGTGACTACACTCACTCAGCGTCTTTCTATGTTGACGGTGCTAACGGCTTGGCCGCTTACGCAGTTGACACAGTAGCACCGACTGACGTGTTCACTGACCTTGCTTTCCGTGAGCTTATCCAGAAGATGGACGATGCTGACACTCCTATGGACGGACGTGTTCTTATCATCCCACCATCT